CCCTTCCATTTTCAGTTAATGAACCCAAAGCTACACCTCTCCAGTATTCTGCCTTTGTGATTTGGTCTGTTACTGGTTCAGCTAAATGCCAGGCTAACATGTAAACTAAAAGCTGTACAAAATAATTAGGCATCAAGCCTTCGGATACGACACTTGATATATAATCTATATAAATATTTTCCTCGTTAGTTGCTATTGCCGGACCAGAACTTGTATAAACTAATTCATAGTTTTGGATTGGCAGCACTCTAGTTGAGCTTGAATTATAAACTTGTAGAGCTGTACCACTTACAGCAGTTGATGGTAAAGGGTATAAGTAAGTCCATTCATTGACTGGAGTTGATGATGATCTTGCTAGTTGTTCTTTTACTAGAGCAAAAGACCATGGATATAATGATAAAGTTTTTCCTTTGATTGTTTCATAAATACTATTAGCTACTCTTGCAGCATCGTTAGTAGTATCAGAAAATGATGAGATTGTATCAGATCCTAATAATACTAATGCTTGGTTTACGATAGTTACTTTTGTATCTCCACTTGCCATAGTATTGCCTCAATAAATGAAGAGGCCTCTTTTGAAGGCCTCCCCATGTTTTGTTGATTAGTCGCTATCAGTAGCAGATATAGCTGTACCATCACCAATATCAACAACACCACCGGTGTTGCTAACTACTGGGTGTAACGAAAAAGTCGCTGTTCCACCAGTATCGCCATGGATATAAATTATATCCCCAACTTTTAACAATCCAGATACATCATTGAAGTATCCTTCTGCGTCAATAGCTGTTTTAGCATCAGTTGATGTGTAGCTCCACATTTGAGGAGCATTACCAGCTTTTGCTTGACCACCAATAGGTTGTAGTCCTGTTTTATCAAACGCCATAATTATTCTCCTTCTTATTAGCTTTCATCAGTTGTTATTTTTACAATGCCATCTGGGTCTATTGCAACAGCACCAGCTGAGAACATGCTATTTACCAAGAATGATGTTTTTTCTGGTACATAGTTGATCTCTGTTTTTTGTGCCATGTTTACAGCCATACCGACTGCACCTCTATGGAACGCAAAACAAGTTCTGTCGTTAGTAGCCAATGGTAAACCACCTTCATCTCTATCGCCTAGAACATAAAATCTAAAGCCCAAGAAAGTATTTATTTCACCCGAAACGAGTGCCTTAATACTTGCAAAATCTCCAGAGATTGCTCTCTCATCAGCTAGTAATCCAGATAATGAGTTTGCGTGGATGATGATGTGTCTATCATCAAATGGAACATTTTTAGCATCCATAGCTTTTTTAGCAGCTATTAGCTTTCCAACATTCAGATTTGAGTTTGCAGCTGAACCAGATGTAACTACATTTTTCGCTACAGTTCCAGTACCAGATGCAGCATTGACAGCATCTATTATAAGTTGGTCCATTCTTCTACCGATTGCTTTCGATACAACTTGAACTAACTCTTGCCTTTCATCAAAGTTTACCTTCGCTTGGTGGAAGATGTCCGAGTATTCAGCAGCATTGAAATCACTCATTGTAGCTGTAACTTGAGAATAAGTTACATTCAATGGAGTAACATCTGTCTGTGGAACTCTAGCCGTAGCTGACCCCTTACCAAGTTTTGGAAACTTGTATGTTTGCCCTTGTACACCTTGTCTTAGCCTTACACATCCCAAGATTGAACTTTCACCTTGGTATGCTTGTTTTACCTCAGCATCAAACAGAGTAACAAAAGCATTAGTTATTGATTGTGCCATGTTTTCTCCTTTAGTTTAACACATTTATTTACTTTATTCGCAGTTGTCTGGTAAAATAGCCAGGCTGACAGTAGTGTACTTTCACACTTGTCAAAAGGCCAAAAAGAAATTTTGGTTGTCTCCGATTACAAAATAATCGTTTTCTAATAAATAATCAAGTCTATATTTCGCCAGTATTTACTTTTCCTGGAAAGGCTCTTGCGAATTGTTGTTCTACCTTTCTACGAAAAGCTGGATCTGTTTTATACTTGGGATCTGCAACTAATTCATACAGCTCATCATTAGATGGCATACCATCAACATCTACTGGAGATGTAGGTATTGTTTGCTCACCATAGTATTTTCTTATCTTATTGAGTGCATTGATACCATTAGCAGTAGCAGCAAAGATCTTAAACTCATTAAAATCTTCATCTGACCACACACCTTTAGATACAAGACCTTGACCCCATTTCTTGATACCATCAATAATTTGTGGAGCATTTGGTCCTAAAGCCTTTGTCTCTTCCTCAATATTAATACTTTCTGCCTCTTCTTGTTGTACTGATAATTCTTTAAACTTATTAACAAGATTATCAAATGCAGCTTGAGTTGGTTTGTTTTCTTTAGCCCAATCTACAAAATATTGTTTTAGTTCATCATCATCATCTACATCTTCTAAAGCAGTTACATCATATTCTTTAGGAGCTTTGTGTTTACCCATAGAGAATTGTTTTTGTAGTTCTTTGTATGAATTGTTTAACTCTTCTACTTTTACACCAGATTTTTCATCCCAAAATTTATTTTCTAAATATTCTGGTTTCTCTAAAGTTTTCTCTTCCTCTTTAGTTTCTACTGGTTGTTGAGGTTTCTCTTCCTCTTTGTGTGGAACAACAGTATCATTAGGATCTGTTTCTTTTGGTTCATCAGTTATAGGTGTATCTGCAATTAGACCTTCACCTTTTTTCTCTTCTTGTATTTGATCTTGATTTTCCTCAGCCATTTTTTGCCCTCTCCATTCTTGTTTTTATTTCTCGGACCACACTATTTTGTCCTTCTCTTGCATACCCAAATGTGTGATCTCCTCCAGGTACCCAAGTCGGTTGATCTAATGTTCTACTTATCAAATGTTTCAAACATTTTCTACCTTCCTCTGTTTCAAATGTTCTAGCATAAGCCTTGTCAATTTCAAGCTGTTCGTCTTTCGGTTCTTGTTTTGACTTGGTTTCTAATACTTCTATGCCTTCCCACCCTACTTTTGCCATTATGAACTAACCTCTTCCTCAACAGCACTTGCTGGTTCTTGTTCTTGAGGAGGAGTTGGTTCGCCTTGGGGAGCTTGTCCTTGCATCGCTGCATTAGCTTGAGCATTAAACATGGCCATACTTTGTTGGACAATAGCCTGTTTCTCTTCTGGTGAATTTCTTAAGGTTGTTGGAACTCCTAACTTATCACCAATAAAACTTGCAATAGCATCTGGTTTTAGTTCAGCAACACCACCAGGCCCTAAAGAATTTGCTATTTGAAAGAATTGCATAACCTCATTTATCTCTTCTAAATTTTGAGCTTTAGCCAATGGACTAACTGGTGTAACTTTCACCTCTAGCCCATTGACTTTCAAAGGGAGCTGAATGAGACCTTTCTCATCCATAATGAATAATACTCTTTGTATGATTGGTACCATAGTTTCAGTAATTAATCTACCAAAAGCAGCACCTAAATTTTGTGCAAGTTCTTTCATTCTTTCTACAATTTCAGTTGCAGATCTAGCCGACATGTTATCTGGTGGTAAAGTATCATCTAATAAAGTCTTTTTAATATTCATTCTTAAATCATTGATAACAATTTGTGATACATTGAAATCTCCAGATCTAGGTAAAGGAGCTAATGATGCACCCTGTGGTCCACCATTTCTTGCAACTGGTATGATTGAACCTGGAGTAATTCTAATATTAGATGGATTGATAACACCATCATCTGCTGCTGTATAAACTCCAGCACATGCTATACTAGCATTTTTAAGTAACAGCTCTAAAGTTTTATTTAAAGTTTTTACATCTGGTAAAGCAGATACTAATGGTCCTCTACCAAATACTTCACCGGGGATCTTCATATATCTTGCAACAATCCAAGGTGTTGTATCCATTCTACGAAAGACTAACTCATCTCTAGTTTTCTCATGTATGATGTGATAACAATAATCTTTTCTTTCTGGATCTAATATAACTGCCTCAATCAACTCTACCATCTCTTGAGGTTTGTTTTCTATCAATCTTTGTAGTTGATCATTTAACTCTATATCTGGGTATTGTCTTGGTAAAGCCTCGGCTCTAACTTTGTATTTACGATAAACATTATCTACTGTTCCATTCGGTCCCTCTTCTAATGCAATCAAGTATTGAGGTACTGGAGTAAATTGTATTGGGTTTATATCATCGCCAGGTTGAATGAGCATAACAGCAGTACCTACACACAGATCTAATAAAAACTCACCCATAGCTAAATCAAAATTAGATTGTCTTAACAAAGTAAACATTTTTTCAGAATAAGTATCTAGTGCAGCTTGAACCTCTGCTTTTCTTTCTGCTGGTATGTCATTACCTGGCTCCAATCTGCACCATTTTTTATAGGGAGGAAATAGGCCAGATTGTATTCTATTTGCAAATCTTTGAGTAGAGTGGATAGCTGTACTATCAAATACCATATTCATTTTGTTTTGACCTGGTACAGTTCCCTCATAATAACCATCGTAAAGATTTCTTTGAGGTAAAGCATAACGATAACAATCTTCGTAAATAGTTCTCCATTGTTCTTTACGAGCAAAGGCTTTCTTTGATCTATCTAATACTTCATTTGATTTTAAATGCATTATGCCCTCGCCTTATTGTTTGCAGCAAACTTAGCTGCTGCCTCTTTAGATCCAAAACCCCATTTTTTTAATGCAAGTTTTAATCTTGTTGGTTTACCATCTTTCATCAATGGTCCTTTTACTTTTGAAAATCTAGCTGCGAAAGATACCCTTCTTGGGTTTGTACCTTTTGCTACTGGGGATTTTAAATTACTACCTTCGGTTCTTTTAAAAAAATCTCTTCCAGCTTGGTTCAAACCACCACTTTTGTTTTGGTATCTCTTTGCAACCATATCAAATTATCAAGCCTCCTAATATAAAAGATACAACTAAAGCAACAATCATCCATTTGTTTTCTTTAGCTCTTCTCTTCCATTCTCTAGGAGTATGTCCAAATATTATCATGCCATCACCTTTTGTTTCTTTTTATTTCTTAACATAGCAAAATCTTCTTTTCCGATCTTGCCATCTTTGTTTGCATCTAATTTAGTTTGTTTTCCTTTTAGATTTTTCTTTTTCATTTTCATTTTATATGCCATTAGCTTACCAATCCTTTCTTTCGTTTTGATCTTATCAGATCTTTATCTGCCTTTCTAGCACCACCTTTTCCAGTTGCAAAAGACCGAACTCGGCCTGCTGCCCATGCATGAGCTGACACATTCCTCGATCCGGAAGAATAATAAGCCCCAAGGCCTCTGGAATAGACCTTACTCAAAGTACCTTTAGATATACCACTTGACTTTGAATACTTTGCTATAACTGCTGCCTTACTCATGCTCTTGCCCTTTTCTTGCTAATGTCATCCATCATAGCAGTAGTTAATAAACCTTTTTTATATAATCTTCTTGTTCTCAATATCTCACTCTCTTTTGCCTTTGGGTTCTTTGCACCAGATAAATATTTAAGTGGTACACCCTTTTTACTCTTTGGAACTTTCGGAAACTTCCTTGTCATCCTCTTGCTCCTTTGGTTTTCTAAATTTTGGATTTCTTATATAAACTTGTTCATGACTATCCATAAGATACTAATCCTTTCTTTCTGGATGATCTTTTCATTTTTTTCTTTTTAGATTTTTTTTTATGATAACCTGGCATTATGCACTCCCTAGTTTAGATCCATCTCTTGGATTTCTTATTGGTGAATAATCAGATGTAGTAGTAAGAGCTGTATTAGTTGTATTAGCAGCAGTTAAAATATTTGCTCTATTCTTTCTTGATCTTCGTTTTAATTTTCTAGGTGCTATTGTTTTTGTTTCTGGTTCAGTTTTCTTTGCTACCTCAACTCTTCTCTCTGCAATAGGAGAACTAGGAGCAACAACCTTTTTAACTGGTGATATTACTTTTCTAATTATTCTTGGAGCTCCACCCATTATGTCATCATCCTTTCATCATCCATTGGGTTTCTTATACTTTCATCAGCTACAAGTGTAGTGCCAACCCCCAATGCTGGTAAGGCTCTATCTTGAGAATATAATAATCTTCCCCCACCTCTTCTTGCTCTTGCCTTTGCTGCTATTTTTCTTTTCTCACTTTTCTCTGCTGCATCAGCTCTAGCATCTCTCTCGTCTAATAATTTATTAGATCTCTCCATCGCTGGAGGAGGAGTATATTTAGGTGGTTTAAAAAGACTACCCATTCTTTTTACCTTTAGTACATGGTGTATAGAAACAAGTACCCATACAAAATACTAAACAAATCCATTTCTTAAATATTTTTTTTAACATACTAAAATAACCTACTATACATTATCATGTCCTTTTTATTGAAGGAATATTTTTTTAATACACCTTCTCTCTTAAAATATATATGTTCTATCCATTTGACACTACGAACATTGTTAGCACTAACTGTTACATGTAATCTATGCAGATTTAGTTCATCCGCTGCTAATTCCATAAATTTTAATGATCCCTTATGAAATTTTAGTTTCCATTTTGGATTGAATAAGGTTTTTATCTGGTATCAACCATAACTCTGCAACACCTGGCCATTGAGGTACAATACCAAAGCAAACTATTGGTTTTCCTTTGTCTAATACAGTATATCCATAACCCTGTTTAGTACATGCATCTAAATAATTAAGATAACCAGGGATCTGATCAATATGATCTCTATCCTCTTGGTATAAGTCCATCAAGTTAAGAAGATATGATTTGAATGGTAGAACAATCATGTCCTTTCCATCTGCCTTAAATATACTTTCAAGTGTTTGTATTCTCATAAGTGGCTCTATACTTTTTTGGTATAACAAATCTCTCCATCCTTTTCTCTGATGTAAAAATAGTAAACTCTTTCTTGAGTTCCATCTCTCCTCTTTTCCAAACTCTAACTAACCATTCTCTTTTAATATCTTTGCTATCCTTTTCCATAAACTCCAATCTATGTAAACTCCCGGCTCTGCAAAATCTTCTACCATAATTAAAAGATCTGCATTACCTTTCCATCTTTTTATTGTTGCAAAACCTTTGCCACCTTTTCTAGCCTTGACCTCACAATGCATACCACCCAAAAGATCTACCTTAACATCATAAGGAAAGTCTTGTAAAGCACCCGACATGGGTTGTCTCCTTGCCTTTATACCTAGATCTTCAAATAGTTTGACAATCTTTCTTTCTACTCTTGAACCTTTGATTTTAGATTTACTGCTCATCTTGATCTCTATTGATAATAAAATATGCTATTATAGCAGCGACAAGTATTGCACCAATACCTACAAACAACATTCCAAATCCATAACCTACACTCATGCAAATATATCAAATTCTGTACTAGCAACTGATTGCTTAAATTTATTATTGTTACCTCTTGTTAATCTTTTATGTTCTCCACCACCAAGTAATAAATACATAAACGCATCACCGACATGCGAGTGTTCATTCTTGTTTGGAGCATCTCTATATCTTTCACCACCAGAGATCTGTACTCTTTTAAAATGATAACCACCAGATAATGCCTTCCTTAATCTTTGACATCTTTTATCTACAAGCAAACCTGGTTTACCATCTATCAATCTATTCATAGGCATAGCTCCAGCTTCTCTACGAACTCTAAAATCATTTGATGCAGTTGGTCTAGCAGTTAGTCCAATAGATCTTAAATGATCAAAAGCTGTAACTTCATAGATCTCATCTCTTTTCATACCAGCTGGGTCTCCATGTACTAACACATCAAACTTTGGAAACTTACTTGCTAATTCTGTTTTTAACATTTCACCAAATCTTTCTAATCCCATATCAAAGGTAACTAACTCATGTAGAATATTCCAAGTTCCTTTTTTAGTTCTTTGTCCAAAGATTGCTGCTGGAGTTAAACCAAAGTCCACACCAACTTGTATAGGTAAAGATATATCGGGTTCTAAAAAATCTGCTGCCATAAGTGTGTCATCATACTCTGACATAACTGGTTTACCCTCTTGAACATAAGTATATAGTCCTTGAGCATAACATCTTATCCAATCTAAATTTTTACCTAGTAGTGTTTGTTCATAGTAACCAGTAGGAAGATTTTTTTTATTTTCACATTTAGGATTTGTCATCCACCATTTCTTTGCTGACATAACAAAACCATTAGCCTCTGGATTTTCTGGTAAATCTTCTTTTGTATATTCTACAACTGCTCCTGGTTGTTTAAAGAAAGTCCATTTGTATTTACCTTTCATCTTTTCTTTCTCACTTAATCTATACCACCAATGATCATCATCCATTGGGTTAGTATCCATAATAATACCTCT